TGATTTATGCCTACCGTACCCGAAAGGACTGTACTGCGGACTGTACATCGAGATGAAATTCGGTGATAACAGGCAGCAGGAGACACAAAAGGAGTTTCTTGCGGATATGGCAGCAGCAGGACATTTTGTCGCAACCTGTTATTCAGCAGAGGAGGCGGTCAAGGTTATCGAGGAATACTGCGAATTGATGAATCACAAAATGGGAGATAGTGAAATTGTCATACCACTGGAAAACAGAGAGGCATTAAGAAATATAACAATGAGCATCCCGAACAACAGCATCCTCAAGAACGGGGAAATCAAAGAGAGCAAACCGAGAAAGAAATGAGGAGGTGCAGCAGGATGACGGTCAAGGATGTTATGACGTTGCTTGAAAGTCCGGACAGGGTTCGGGTCATCAAGGACGGTGAGGAGATATACAACCAGTATTTCGCAAACATGGAGGTTGACAAGGACATCATCGCACAGATAGGGGATGCAGAGGTCAAGAGATTCCGAGCAATTCCGGAGATCACTCACAGGAAATACAAAGAACTGGGTCTCATTGCACCGATGAAACCGGAGGAGACACCGGACTATTCTTTCAGAGATTTACAGATGTGTTTGTATCTTACAATCACGATATAGCAGGGAGGTGAGGACATGAGGAAAATCATCATTGT